GGTAAAAAATCACCTGATCTTGGTTTTATGCTAATAAAGACCTTACCATACTGAGGAGGAACTAATTCTTCACCTCCAAAAACTGAAATTGACTCTGTTTCTGGGTAAATTCTTGCTGGAATTAGTGTTTCATAGTCATTTGCGGTCAATGCACGGTTCTGAGAAGCATAAATTCGAGGTGCAAACTTCTTAACAGACTCAACAGACTCAATAGACTCACCTCCAGTTGCCTTTACATTAGTTGTTAACAAGGAAACGCCAGATGTGATGGGTGTTTCAGTCCTATTTTGCCCTGCACCTGCTACTAAATGAACAATTCGACCAGAAAAGTCAAATTGATTGACTCCATTTGATTCACTTCCACTAGAAACGATGTAATTAACTGTTACAAAGTTACCATCTTCTAATTTCTGTCCAAAAATACCATCTCCGAAGAAAATTTGGTATTGTTCATCTTCAATTTCTTGTAAATAGAAGACCTTTGATGTATTTGTTACGTCAAGAAGACTATCTTGAAGAGAATAATTGTATTTTTGCGTTACATTGACTGAATTTGCGTTTGGTTCGACTGTTACATTCAATAATCCAGTGTCAACACCTGTATTTGGTATAATAAACTTCTGATTTGGGTTTCTTGAGTTAAAAATAAAGTTAGATGTTAAAACTGTACCTTCATAAACCGTAATTTGGTTAAAAGTTGCAATATTATCAACAACTGGAACTGTAATATCGTCTAAAATTGAAAAAATGTAAGAAGAACCACCAAAAGATCCTTGAGATGATGCAACTGGACCTTTTTTTAGTGTAATTGTTGATGGTGTAGGTATTACACTTGATGTATCAACGAAAAAACTTATATTTGCTTGTGCTGCTTTTCTTGATCTTGGTAAATATCCAATATTTCTTGCTAAACTAACTACATTCTCTCTTAATGTCGCACTATCAATAAAAACTTCATTTGTTACCATATTGGCATTGTATGAAGTGATGTAAGTATTGTATGCCAGAACATCCATGATAGTTGAGAGATTGCTTCCCTCAAAATCATAGTCAGTGAAATTAGAATTCGACTGAATATATTCTTTAAGTGTTGTTTTAACCTGATCAAAATCAAGGTTAGAGAAATTAACTAATGGCATCTTACCTAGTTGGTATTAAAACAAATTGTAACTCTTGAGGAGGAACTTCTGTTCCTATAATAATGTATTTAATCACTATATCGAACCCATTCTCATCAAAGTTTGGGTAGACGTTAACACTAGTCAGTTCAACTCTTGGTTCAAAGTTTTGAATTGATTGATATATCTCATCCTTTATAGTAGAGGCAGTAATATCATCAATATTCTCAAAAAGAGAAGCAGAGACATTAGAACCAAAGTTCTCATTAAAGAACTTCTCACCAGGTAAGGTAAAAACGATGTTCCTTAATGCTCTTGCTATAGCATTTTCATTCTTAAGTCCTATAAGGTCACCATTAAGTGGATTAGCCTGAAAACTCATGCTAATGTCCTTAAATCCTTGACTTACCCTCTGTAAAGGCATTTACTTATTATAAACCTTACTTTATTTATTAGTATTAATTAATATTTATATATCGCATGGTGCGTATACATCATTATCATAATCTAGACCATCATTTTCATAAAGGTCATTGTTCACCTTACGATCAGTCTTTTTAGGAGTAATCTTATCATTAGCGATTTCTCGCAACATTTCCCTGTCTTCCATAATAGTAGATACCAATAAAAAAAGGACTCGTGAGAGTCCTTTATATTTATTTGAGTTTCCTAACCCTGTCCTCGTGTTCTCTTCTTTGCTCTATTACGAGAGGAAGCGGCATACTTAGTATGTTTACCTCTTCCTTGACGAGTTTTTTTCGGTTTTGATTCTAGTGTTTCCCCTGCTACACCACCACTAAACATTTTTGCCATTTAACAACCCTCCGAGTCGTGTGAAAAGTCTTCATCAATTAATTCGAGTTTCGCCGTTAGAGATGCCTCTGTTGCACGGACTCGATAGTGAACCGAGTCACGCTCCGAGAGTTCTGTAAGAATTGCTGCTTGTAAATCCCATAAATCAGAACTCTCCTTATTATCTAAGTGGTGTTCTATCCACTCTTTAATAGCCTTGTCAGTCATTAGATAATACGAGTTTTTTCGTGCCCTACACGAATACGAGGATCGCACCAGATTTCATAACCCTTCTCTTTGGCATCTAGACAGAACGATACGTCCTCTCCACACATGTCTTGTACACTACCAGACTCAAAGACTTGCATCTTAGGAGCAAACCAAGGATATGGAAGATTCTCAAAGACTCCGTTTTTAACGAGCACCCATCCAAAACCTGTGTAATCTACAGTGAAAGGTTTCTTACGCTTACTGATACCATCCACCATTTCGTGGTTCATTACTCCACCATTTGTGCGGAAGTCCTCTTCCTCTAACCAGTGTGCGACAGATGTAGTCTTGCCGTCCTCTGTTGCATACCATCCTGCTGTGATTTCATTATCATCACCTTCAGCAGGTAATGCAAGATCTGCTAGTTGCCAGAACTTGTTAGTATCAAAGACTATATCCGAGTCAATCCATAACTGATAGTCATACTTAAGTTTACCATCCCAAGGAATCTGGTTAGGTCCACGCAATACATTTGCTCCGAGACATTTACATCTCGCAAAGTTAACCATAGAGGAATAGTCTTGACTAATTTGAATAGACATTCCATTCTGTACCATGTCAAAGCATAGTTGTACAAAATTCTTTAAGAAGGTATAACTACATCCTCTACCAGGTAGACAGAAGACTACTGTTTTACCTTTCCATCTTTCCTTAATCGCAGGAATGTCCCATTCTTCTTTTTTCTTAGTAGGGGCATTTGCTTTTACGGTAAATCCTTTTCCCATAATACCTTGTAATTACTCCCTAATTATAAACCATTCCTATCTATTTGTCAATATGAATCCTCTTCCCACATAGGCGTTTTCTGGATGATCCTACCAGCACCTCCAACACCACACTTTGGTCCTAACTTAATATATGTTAGGTCTCTCTCAGTATAATCTGTCTTTAATAACCCTACCATAACTTGGAGTAGTTCCCATTTCTCTTCAAACTCCTCCTCATTTAAATTACAATATAACACCCTGTCCTTGGCATATATGTGGTAGGTTGTCTCTTCCAATTTTTTACCTGCCATTTTTTTTATATAGAAACCTTTTTGGGTCTCAGAATTTTTTTCAGATTTTTATATATACAACTCGATCTGTCACCTCTGTAGGTTAGGGACTTACCCTTTTTTATAAACGGGGCAACGCAACCGACGCAAAATATAAACGAACCGCAAACAACTGCCGAAACACGCTTATAACAATTATACCATATTAACTGCCTATATGTCAACAACTGTGTAAACCACTATGTAACATTTAAGACTGTTAAAAATCCCCCACTAAGTATTAATTAGCAGGGGAACAGTTGTTGTTACTTATAAGACTGTATCTGCACCCTCTACAATATCATCGAGAACTGATAAGATTTCATTACCATTGTTTGCATTTTCTAATAGGAATTCTGCAAAGTTCGGTGTTACAAACTGTACTGTACTAACTGTCATAATAAAGAACCTAATTAGGGTTTAATTGTTTATAAGAATAGTTTAAAGACTTACTCAGGTCGTATATAATGGGGACACTTTAATCGACCCCCCGTTACTGTTACCAACTCACAGGATCTTGCAGGTCTTCGATAACACTTTCCACACTCTCATTGTCCTGTAAATCAAATAACTTTTCCCACGAAATATCACGTGGATTAAAGTCATCTAAGACATCTAATTCTAGTGTTATTCTATACTTACTCTTTGTTCCGTAATAGTTACTAACTGTCATGGGATTAGAGGGAGGAAGGTGTTAATAAGTATTCTACAATACTTTGGACTATATGTCAATTAGTTCAGATGTATTATGTATAAAATAACGAACCTAAACTATCGGTTCTAGTTTATACTGTGGAAAACGTAATATCCTTACAAATTATTACCGTGGGTCTGGTAATTTGGGGGAGTTCGTGTTATAATGAACCCCCTTAGATGACAAGACTGTGATACTTTATCCACACAATTTCTCTACTAATTAACACTTATTCCACATATTAACAAGGGTTTTTAACAACATTGTGGAAAACTTATAGAACGAAAGGTTCTATTTATATGACCATTTTAAACCCTTAATTAACACTTTTACCTATAGTTTTCCACAGAAACTAATACAAACTGTGGAAAACTCCGTTATTACTTAGTGCTTATACTTCTCTGTTAGACTATTAGTTAACTGTTGAATCTTTGCCCAGTAAAATCTTTTATCACCTTCTGAATTACCTTCTTGATTGTATGCTTTATACAGACAATCTAACTGTCTTAAATGTTCATTAGTAAGAGGACTTTTACCATGTCGTGTATAGTTTTGAATCACGATCTTTCCTCCTTATCTGTTATACTAGGTAAGGGATAATCAATACTATTATACTTCGGGAATCTGTAATTGTGGTCTTTAACTATTTCTTTGTAGAAATCTTCATTCCATTCGTAGTTAGTCATTGATTGCATATTACTCTCCTAATAGTTATTTAAAGTACGATACGGTTTATAACATTTTTGATAATCATCTTGTGTTTTATTTGTGTTAATTAATGATGATAATCCTTGGGTTTCGTTTCTATCTAATTCTGCTTGATGTGCAAAATAAGACTGTAATTCATTTGTGTTCATTGTTATTAATGATGATGTGGATTGTAGATAGAAAGTGTTATTAATGCTGATACGATTGCACATATTAATAATAACACAAATAGATGAATCATGGGGAGATTGTTGTTAATGAACCGTTGTAATTTAACTGATTAAGTATTTCACCTTTTTGAATGTCAAGTAATAAATTAACATCCTCAATATCCTTAATAAGTGTATTAATGTTATTAGGGTTAATGATACTTTGGTTAGTAAAATCACCAGTTAAATCATCATTTAGTGGGCAACATTTGAACGTTAGTTTCTCATCTACCCAGAAAATCTTTTGGAAATAATGTGAACTATACATAGGATCTTCTCTCGTAATGTGATATAAATTGTGGTAAACCTTTACTGTTATCTGTTATAATATAATCGAAATTGTCTTTCCTATCTAATACTTCATCACCCATTCTTTCAGTTGTGATGATTCTTTTATTCATAGTTTCACCCCTAAATGATAACACCCTTAGAAATTCATCTTGATAAATGTTATTATTCAGGTTCTTAATTGGATAGTAATCTAATACTATTGAACCTTTTTTAGATGTAATTTGCATGATGTAATCTGTATAATTGAGTAATAAAAAAAGGAGTGACTTGGCACTCCGTTAGTGTTATTTTAGTACCAAATCTCTGATTGAATTTGTGTACTTAGTGAGTAATATTCGGGGGAGTACCATGTAGAAATACTATCAGATTGATGCACTTCGTTGTAATACTCTTTCTGAACTTCGGAATACTCAATGTTAGATAGTGAACGCATAATGAAAAAGAAAGTGTTAATGAAGGACTGAAAGTTGCTTACAATGTTATGCAATTTGTAGCGAATCTGCATCTATAAGTATCATCCCATCCCAGAAATCTTTGGTTTGTCCGTTATAACTTACGAACCAATTAAAGTTTTTCTGAAATACTCTACAACCGTATTTTACCTCCTCTAAAATAGCATTTAGTCTTGATTTTGTAGTTACTGTTTCATAACCACAGGATGACAATTTAACTGCTTTTAGATTATGGTCAAA